TTCCACGCCGGCCTGCACTAACTCGGCCTGCAAAGTCTTCGCCTGCCCCGTCATCACCACGCCAACCTCAACAACATCGCGGGCCTTGACAAGCTCGGCGACCTTAGCCGCCACCCAATCCGTTCCACGCGCCGACAAACACATCACCAGCGTCGTATCGTCGCGGGAATCCAACTTCCCCGCGACACCAATACAAGACCACTTCCGATCCGGCGAAACATCCACCGCCAACACCGCGCGTTTAGGCTGCTCAGCGTCCACAATCAGCCGCCCCCAGGCCTTCATATCGAAAACCTGCAAATCCTCCGGATCCCAAACCCCCAGAGCCTCACGCAGAAATGATTCAGTCGTCAACTTCTTCCGCAACCGCAAAATACTCGACGCCGGCGTACGATGCGGATAACTGGGATTAGCCTTAGCCCACTGCGCCCGATCATCCGGATTACACTTCTCATCCGCAGCAAACTCAATCCACACCAAATCGGACGCTTCACCGGATAAAGCTTCCGCCCGGATACGCTGGAACGCCTCAGACGGATCCTCCGGCTTCGGCGGCGTCCCCATGAACAGCGGCAATGCGTTCGGCGCCGTATTCATCGTCGCCAACATATTATCCAACGCACGATCCGTCAGAATCTGCGCCTCATCCATCACAAGAATATCGACACCAGCAAACCCACGGCCAAACCCACGTTCACGAGCCCCAAATAATATCCGCGAACCGTTACGGAAACGAACCTCTTCATCACCGGAACCCTTATAAACAGCCTCGATATGCGGCGCAATCTTCACCATCCGCGCGAAACCCTGCATAGCCAGAAAAGACTCGCCCGACGTGCGGGTATGGTGCGCGGTCCAGATAACCGTCAACCCCGGCTGCAACACACACAACGCGAACGCGATACCACCAACCAGATACGTCTTCCCGGTCTGCCGCGGAATCGACATCCCGCAACCACCGACAGTCGCCGCGTACTTCCCATTCTTCGTCAGCGACAAAATCAGACGCCCGGCGCCACGCTGCCACTCATCAAACTCAATACCCATAGACCGACACGTCGACTCAACATCACGCCAACCAGAATCAGTAATCCCAACAGGCTGAATAACATGCTTAGCCAGCTCAGATAGCCGAGGGATCCCACGGCTCAGGCCCGAGGATGCCATTCTCTTTCGACTCCTGCTCAACGCGAAGATCGATAGCCTCGATCTCCTTCGCAATGTCCTGAAGCCTGCGCGTTAACGCAGCCAGATCGCGCGGTGGGCATTCTGGGTCTGAGACTGCTGTGGCGATTCGTTCGCGCATGGCCACCAGGAGATCCCTATGTGAGCCCTTGGCCGCAGCATCGGCGACAGACCTAGCCATCGAACGCCTCCTACGCTGCGCTTTCCTTGTAGGCCGCCGCGCGCCGCGCCGTCTCTTCGCGCACCTTCTGTGCTAGCCGATCAATCTTCTGGGCTCGCACCGATTTGTGCGATTTGTAAAACTCTCTAGCGCTAACCGGTTTTGGCGGCTTGGCAGCCGTTCTGATCGAAGCGACCTTAGGAACGGCCACGCTACGTTTCTTCTTCTTTCCGCTGCGTAACGAAGACGCCACCTCTTGGTTATCACACCATAAAGATAACTGCCCAAAATAATCGGAGCCATCTTTCGGCCTCGACGAATTACATTTGCGGCAGATTATGCGAACATTACCGATGGTATGCGTTCCGCCGATATTAAGCGGAATGATATGGTCAAGTTCCTTACTATTTAGCAAGAACGGTATATCTGTCAGTTCAATGCCACAGCCGGTCATTGGGCATCTCTTCGCCTTGGCGCGCAACGTGCGATCATAACCTGGCGTTACGTCGCCATATTCCCCCGGCCGGCGCCCAGCCCTGCGGCGATAATTGCCCCTACGAACCTTCGCCTTATATACGGCGTCTCGACATTCATCGCAGTACAATTTTTTGTGAGGAGCAGTATTATCTTTGCATTCCCGACATTTACGAGGTTCCGCCGCCCTTTTACTTCGCGTTGGTCGCGCTCGGCGGCATTCTAGACATCTCAAACGATCCGCAGGCGCAGATGATATACCCATTTGCCTAATACGCCCGCATTCCGAACATGGACAAGTACGCGGACCTTTGTATTTCGGCTCTCGTCTGGTCGCCCGCATCGGATGACGGCACTCATCTGAACAATACACAGGAGGCCGTCCAGCGCCCGTATATTTGAACGTTCTATCGCATCGCCTACATTGGCTCAAGGTGGCTGCCCCTATTCGAACATGCGTGCGTTCGAACATGCGTGCGTTCGAACGGCATTTAGCTGTTAAGTTTGCTGCTGGGAAAATGTGGTAGACAGATCGCCGCGGCGACCGGGGTCGCCACTGATGTGGCCAATTAAAAAACCCCCTCCCACCTGCGGCGATGCGCTCACGTATCGCGATTGCTTCAATTGGAGGGTGACCATGCCGTGACCATGGCCGGGGAGTTGGGTTTGCTGCACGTACCATGGTATTTGCTGGTGTTCGAACGAATGCACGTTCGAATAGCAAGCATGTTCGAACAAGCCGCTAGGCTTAGGAGTTGGCTCCGAACCAGTCCAATGCCTTCGGCACCCTGGTCGGCATCGTGGCGACTCCCCGCTTCAGATTGCAACTTCTGCATGACCCACGCAGATTAGACCGCACCATCAACAGCTCTGGTCGTTCTGTTCGCGGCACAATGTGATCTGCTGTTGTGCTGATTGTTGTACAACCTGCTAGCCGCAGTGTGCAACACGGTTCTTCTTTAATGACTTGATCTCGCAGTTTACGCCAAGCCCTGCTATGAATTGTGTGTGCCACTTTTAGTTACCTGTGCTGGCAGTGCTTGTGCTCAACACCGCTGTATCGGGTGCGGTCATTGTCGTCATGCCCTAACTCCCAGGCTTCGTCTGGTCGTATGGGGTCTCCGCAGCGTGTGCATCTGACACGTCCACTTGCTATGAGACGTTCGTGTCGGCGGCGTAGCATTCTGTGGCCGATGCTGTAGCCGCGTTGTGTGGGCACTATTCGTTATTGGGGACTGCGTAGACACGGCTGTCTGCGGCGACCGGGTTGGTGCGCGCGTCAGCCGGGACGGTGTATATGCGTTCGATTGGAGTCGCATAACTCATAAGGACACCACTTGTATTGTTTGAGTGCGCTGGTCAATCCGGCCACCAGCGGTAGTGATGGTGCCTGAGATTGTATAGGATTGGCCGGCGGTGCCGCCCGTAATCCACACAGTTGCCGTGGTTGACGTCTTCGTCGTAATGGTCGCCGTGTTAGAACCGGGCGGTGTAGCACTACCGGAAGACGTGCTGGTATCGACGTAGCTAGTTGCGGTCCCCGCCAGGGTGGTGACCAGCAGGTTTTCAGTATTGGTGACAGTACCGCGATAGATTTTGATATTGACGGCGTTCGGCTGTGCAGGCCAGTTCAAGGTTGCCGAAGATGTGCTACCGCTGAAAGTGGCCGTTACTTCGTTAGATTTAGTTGTTTCGCCGTTAGCCGTGGTGGCTGTGATCACCCAGAACTCTGCGCCAGCCGCGAAAGTACCACCTGTGGCGGATGGGGTGACGGTGAGGCCGGATGGTACGGGGAGGCTGGCTACAGTGATGCCTGTGGACGCGGTCCAGCTTGTGGTGAGGATGGTGTCGCCGACGGGCATCCAGCTTGTCCAGTCGAACTGGTAGTCGAGCGTGGATGCTGGGGATTTAACGAACACCGTGGCTCACTTTGCGGGGAGTTGAATTTTGAGGGTGCGCGTGGTCTTGGTTTTGGTGACTTTGACGGTCATCCCAGCACGCTCGATCATAGGTGCGATGAAGTGATCGATCATCACTGCGGCTTTCTCTTGGCTGATAGGTAGCTTCTTGGCGAGTTCGACCAGATTCAGCGTGGAGCCGAGGTCGAGATCGTAGTCAGCCATGGTTGACCGGGATCACCCGGGCGACCGTTTCGCCGGCCGCATATGTGACGACTATTGGCTCGCCGTTATCTGAAGCGGTGCCATAGAAGGTTCGGCTACCGTCTTCGTGCTCGAGAATACTTTCGACGACGAAGGTGCGCATCATTCAGACTCACTTTGCTTGCGAGTTTTGGTGCATTCATATCCGGCGTGCGTCAGGATCGGAATCAACACTTCAGGATTGTCCTGAAATGCGATAAGGATCGCTTCGCAGAATTTCTGCCTCAGATCGCGGACACCTTCTTTGTCGGCTGCGAACCGGTCATCGAAGTACGGATGTTTAATGGTGCCGAACGGATGTTTGAGGTTCGCGATGTTGTCGACCAGCAGGTCGAGGGCCGGTTTAGAGACGATTCTGACTGGCTGTGTTGTCACTGGGGCTCTTTCTGGACTGGTGGTGTCCACGGGAACATGAGCATTGCGTTAGTGTCGGCCTCGCCATACGCGGAAACCAAAGCTGCGTATCGTTCGGCCCGATCGGCGGCTAACCATACCAAAAGCTCATTCTCATGGTAATGCGAATCAGCACGCTCGCAGCAGTCGACGTGTCGAACGATCACTTGGCGGCGATCTGGTCAGCCGCTTCGCGTAAACCGTCGCGAATAGCTTTCATCACGGCATCCTTGATGATGGCCTGCATATCATCAGCCAGCTCCATAGCCGAGGCGAGATCGAGGCAAGCTTTGACTTCGAGTTTCGCGATAGGCGCCGCAGAAGGTGCGGTGTGTATGGGCATTGGCGTGACCTTTCGCCGACGAATAATGCCACCAGGCACAGTTGTGCTAGTGGCATCGTTGCGTTCACGATACCACATGAGTTACACCGCTGTCATTCGCTTGGACGATTGAGTGTTTCGCAGGGTTCGGACGTCGCCGGCCCAGTAGCGTGGTTTTCCGTCGCGCCAGCCACGGACCTGTAGGCGGCCTTCGTGTTTCCAGCGGCGGATTGTGCTAGCCGGGACGGGTTCGCCGAAGTATTCCATTACCATATGAATTTCTTGGGGTGTGAGGAGCCATTCGTTGACTTCTGACCAGAGTCGTTGGGTGATTTGGTCGATGTCGTGAACGGTTTTGCAGGCTCTGCAGGTCACTTCGTTGGCGTCGCGGGGGGCGGTGAGCGCGTGTCCGCAGCGGTGTTCGTTTTCGACGGTGGTGGGGCATGGGCCGAGGAATCGGTCAGGTATTGGGCGGTTGATGACGCGTTCGATTGTTTCGATTATGGTTTTGATGTCGTGGTAGCAGTCGCCGGCTGTTTCGTCGCGGGCGATGGTGGTGGTATTGTCGGCGAGCCAGAGTGCGATACTGACGGCGGCGGCGCATTTGGTCATTGGTTTGTGTATCCAATCGTTGAGGTCTCGGTTGTCTGAGGAGTTCGTAGCAGCCGGGTCGCAATTCAGGCAGCTCTCGGGATTCGTGGAGGTAGGTGCTCATTTGAATCTCGGATGGTTGTCCATCATCCATTCCTCGGCTACACGAACTCGCGCCTCGAACGGGCTATTCGTAGCGGTGTTTGTTAATCCACGGAGGCGGGAGTGCGGCATCGGTTGAGCACTCTCTGACTGGCATGAATGCGTGACCCTCGGCCTCGGCCTTGCTGGCTTGGTGCCGCTTCCCGCAGTGGAAGCATGGCATCTCGTTTATCATTACCCTTCCTAAGTTGTGCGTATCTCATCCTTGAGGTCTCGGTTGTGTCGTAGCTAAAGGCGGTTGGTTTCTCCTTTCCGGTTGAGGATTGTTTGGAACCATTTGGCCAGTGTGAAATAGGTATCTGCGAGTAGGGTGCTTGCTGTTTCCCCGAAGGGTAGGGGCGTTGTGCGGTCTGTTGAGCGTCGCGCCGATTCTCCTAGCCGTGTGTCGCCTAGGGCTGCGTCTTCGAGGCATTGCAGCCAGGGGCGTGAGTGTTTGCCGTTGCCGAGTGGGAAGCCTGTGGCTAGGCCGGTGAGCATTTCGCGTAGTTGGTTTGAGCAGTCGGTGCATAGGTGGAGCTGGCTCTTGCGATGACAGTTTTTGCATTGAATGCTCATGCGACCTCGTCCCCTCTGGCGATCCTGCCGAGTTGTCGTCGTGCTCGTTCCCATCCGATTTGGCGTCGAGCCCCGGGCCAGCGCGGCGGCAACCAAACCCCGGCATAGGTGCCGCTTTCAGCCCTGCTATCAACGGCGTACGCCGCGCACTCCCGACGCACCGGGCAGCCCGCGCAGATCGCCACCAAACAGGCCTCTATATGCCCCTGTGGCGGCTCATCAGACGTCCAGTGGGGTGACGGCCTACACGCGGCATGTTCCTTCCAGCTCACGGCAACTCATCCTCAGGCACTCGATGGAAGTGAACTTTCGGCCCAGTCGGCTGCAACGGATAGCCGTTAGCGAGCTGGGTGCATAGCTTTCCGGGTTTTGCGTCGCACATCGGGCACCGGTATTTGAGTGCGGCGATAACTGGCTTGCTGTCACGGTTGGATAGCAGCGTGAATAGGTTCATAGCGGCATCACGCCCCTAACGACGTCGTCGACGAACGACAACGGCGCACCGCAGCCATCGCAGGTCGGCAAGCCGTGCGCCCGGATACGGCGCAGTCTTTCGCTGATCTCAACCCGCAGTGTG